CAAAAATATTCTGCAGTGACCACATTCAATCAATCAGGGTATGACACATACGGTCACAAAATGATTCAATCATTCATTAAGAATTGGCCCGTGGAAGTACAACTGCACGTGTACACAGAAGATTGTGTGGTGAAAGAATCAGCACCAAACATAATTGTGAAGGATCTGCATCAAAGTTCTCCAGCTTTGGTAAAATTTAAACACACATGGAAAGATGTGCCCAAAGCCAACGGCGATGTGAGCAAGGATCCTGTGCGCAGCAAGAGACGAGATGCTGGTAAAGGATTCAAATGGCATGCTGTGAGGTTTGCTCACAAAGTCTATGCAATATTTGACTGTGCTAGAGAAGCCGATGCAGATTTTTTAATATGGATGGATGCTGATATGTATTGTCACAGCGCCATCTCCATGCAAAATATTGCCACCATGATCACACCCAACATGGATCTTGGCTATCTAGGAAGAAAAGGCAAGTATCCAGAATGTGGGCTGTATGCTATGAATTTAAAGTCTGATATAATCAAAAACTTTTTGAAAGAATTCCAACGTGTGTATGATGAGGCCGAAAATGGAATATTCCTCATGGAAGAATGGCATGACAGCTATGTGTTTGAGCAGATCAAAAATAAATTTCCACAGATGAGACAGCTGGATTGGTCAGCACATCTGTATGATTTGAGACCGCGTGCTGGCGCAACCTTAGGCGAAGGACATCCTCTGATCAATAGTGCTTGGGGAGCCTATCTTGATCATCTCAAAGGCAGTAGAAAGAAACTAGGTCGCAGCAAGCCTGAAGATCTCAAAGTTCAAAGAACAGAATCTTATTGGAAATGATCAATTTTATATCTGTAGAAGGCACAGATTACGGTGTCAGTGAATTTACTCAAGGCAGTGGTGGAAAATTTGTCACTCCAGAAGAAATGTATGCAAATACCACATTACCGATGTGTTGGGCAGGATTTTTTAAACCTCAATGGTTAGAAATTTGCAAAAAGCACAGTTTAAAATTTTACAATCTAGATAGTGGTTATTTTGGCAACAAGAAAAAGAAAACAATTTTTAGGTTAAGCGTTAATAATTTTCAAAATATCGATCCTATCATAGACAGACCAGCAGATAGATGGAAACAACTGGGGCTTGATCAGTATTCTTTTGAGCAAGGATCTTCAATTGTCGTTGTGCCCCCTGACAGAAAAATAGCTCATGCACTTAGTTTGGGGTCAGAAGATCAATGGATCAACAACACAGTTCTTAAAATAAAAAGTTTTACAGATCGTCCTATCAAAGTAAGAAAACGTCCAGAACCTCGAACTGATAGAATAGTTTCAAACAATTTTAAAAATTTTATCAAAGACGATACTTTTTGTGTGGTAGGATATTCGTCCAATGCATTAGTTGAAGCAGCCATGCATGACATACCAGTAATATCTCTAGGACATTCTGCTACAAAAAGTCTATACAAGTATCAATTAGAAGACATAGAAAATATTAAACCTGCAGATAAAAAATTAAAACAGGCTTGGCTAAATCATTTGGCTTATTCTCAATTTACTAGAGACGAGTTGTTGTCTGGAAAGGCTTGGAAATTACTTACCTCCGAACCTAGCAGCATACGGTCCGGGGCCTAAGTGTCTTCCAAACTGGGTGCGATCATGTGGAGAGTTATGACCAGATATAGGTGCCCAGCAAAATAACCTTTTACTTTTTAATCTTATGGTTTCATATCCTACCTGTTCCATCAGTGTGCAGCACACATCAATGTCTTGATTGACCTCAAAAACCACCCAAGGTCTCTGCTGTTTAATTAAATCCATTGCTCCTTGCAGCACTTCCAATTCCCAACCCTGCACATCTATCTTAATTAGATCCACATCCATAAGATTCTCGTGGTCCAATTTAACCACAGGCACAGTATAGTCAGCTCTTGCTCCCAGTCTGGACAATTTGCCATCTCCGCAATTTTTCCCTCCTTGACGGAAATCAGCTGTGCCTTCAAAATTAGCCACTGCCTTGGTTCTAATCTCCATGAGATCGCCCACATTGTGTCTAAGACATTCTATGTTTTGTCTGGAAGGTTCATAGCCTACAACTTTTTTAAATTGTTTAACAAAGGGCAAACTCCATACTCCCACATTAGCACCCACATCCACGAATGTTCTACGATTGGGTAGATGTTCTAGAATGTGTGTGCGATACTTGCCTTCATAACTGGGTTCCAGCATGTTAGTGTCAGATTCCAAATGCCTAGACATTTTTTGATCGTCTTCTGGTACCATCCACTTGTTTTTTAATTGTCTCATTTATTTTCCTGTTTGTTAATAATTATTGCACATTGCATAATAACCTTTCCGTCATTATTTTTTTCAATCAATTCTGTTATTGGCATTCCTGAAGTTCTTAATTCTTCTATAAATTTAGCTACTCCTGGAAACTTTGCCGGATAGGTGTCATCAAATATTATAACTTTGCTGTCTTTGACTTGTTCATAATCCCATTTCACTGTGGAATATGAGTGGCCACCATCAATAAAAACCATATCAAATATCAGCGGTCCAAGTAATGTATTGTGCGTCCACCCCTTGATTAATTTGTAAGATTCTAATAATTCATTCTTAACATACTTATCGCATCGTTCTTTGATAGTGTCGTACGATGCAGATTCTTTTCCATTGTGTTCCATCTCCCCTGTAATAGGATTTTTTGGATATTCAAATGTGGGTCTTTCGGCCATCTCGAATGCATCATAACCAAAGTAATCAATTTTATATCCAAGTTCTTTTGTAAGTGGCGTTAGAGACTTTAATGTTAATCCCTCATGACACCCAATTTCACAGAATGTTTTTGGTTTATATTTTTCTATCAACGGTTTAAAAACCGCATTCCATTTGTAATCTTTCATATATACTTCCTTAAAAAATTCCAAGCCTCTCCAGATTTTAATTCTGCAAAATTCCAATGACACATGGCCAAGCGTTCAATCCAATGTTGCCTATCGGGCAATATAGGATTTTCTATGTGATTCAGATCAGTGTGAGCCATTGTATAACTTTGACTGTGTGCAGGTTCAGGATCTGTTAAGAATGCAGGAACTCCTTCTATAATACTGGCCACGCTGGGAGAACTGTTGTATACCACTGTGGCCCAGGCGTTGCGAAGATCTTCAATCAGATCGGCCTTGTTGCTTAATGAAACATTCTTGTATTTTAATTTTAAAGTATGCATGATTTTTTTATCACCTGGATGTGGTCTTACAATTATGGGTCTATTAGAAACCTGTTGAATTTTTTTTATTGTGGCATCCAGCCAATCTATCACATTCAATCCAGTCATGCTCCATCCACCATTTCTTTGCAAACAGATAAGGATATGTGTTCCTTGTGTTCTGTATGGTTTCATGTTGATGTTTAAATTCAAACTGATTTTTTTCCACCTGTCAGGATCAACGTCTTTGTCAAAATAAAATCCTGTGGTAGGGAATACTCCATCAAAACTGTATCTCAAATAATGGTGTGGATTGGTGTTGTTCACATACAGAAACAGACTGCTGTCCACAATCAATGCACGTTTTTTGTTTTGATGTTGTAGATCAATAGCTGCCTGTCGCAATCTTAGATGAGGAGCATCCTTGCCATGAGAATGCACATATCCTTGAATCAATGCCACATCACATGCGACCGGATTGAACTGCTGATGTGCTACGGCAATATCTCCCACAGTACGCACACCTTGTAAAAAATTATCAAGAATCAATTGCTTTTCAATGTTTCTATTTTGAGGTGGTATGCCTTTGTAATATGCTGCCACAGTGAATCTGTTCATTTTTTTTGTCCCTGTAGTATATCCCAAGCATAACCGTTTTCTATTTCTTCTGAGGTAAACTGACCATATGCCAATGATGAACAATGTTTTTTAATCAACTGGTCACAGGGATAGTATGGAGTATTGATTTGTGTTAAATCCATCAGAGCCAATGGGCTAGCAGCACAAGGTACGGTCACAAATGCAGGCACTCCATATACTATGGATTCTATGGCTGCAATACTGTTAAACGCCACAGTGGCAAATATTCCTTCATCTAGAGCATCAAATATTGAATGGTTATGTCGTTCTGGCCTACTACCTTTTTCTCTAACAACAATCTCCATATCTGTGTGTTTCTTTATAGTTTCTATTGTGTTCATTAGCCAGGTAGGTTTATTTGGATCTCGATTTTGTTTCTTGCCTTCTTCGTAACCATAAAACACACACGCTTTTCTATTTGGCACAACTATTAAGAGTTTGTTGCCTTTTTTCTTCCAGCCATTCCATTGATATTTAGGATCAATTTTACAAATTTCTTTCCATCGATCAGACGGATATTCTTCTAGAATATTTTTTTGCACATCATTTTTTACTATCCTTATAAAATGTTTCTTGCCTTTGGGGTTGGATTCATTGCGAAAATTTCCAAAGTATCCAGAGTCCATGTAATAAAAATCACGCTGGATAGCTCTGCATTGATTCACATACTTTTTTGAGGTAACTCCAACCACAACCAAAGGTTTGGACGTGTCCATGCTGTCCAAAGTCACTGCATTTTTGGTGCTACGTACAAAGGGTTCTGCAAACAACGTGACTTTAGACATGATGTTTCCTCACGATCTTGATGGCAGTACCGTCAAATAATTCTTGCGCAGTGAATTGACTGTAACTCAAAGCACACAGCCAACGTGCTAGATGTGGCCTCTGTAAATTTTCTATGTCTGACAGCTGGTTGCTGCTCACGGGATTGGTGATGTGCTTGTCCAAAGTGATCACTGGTATGCCACACCATATGGCTTCTGTGGCAGCATTAGAATTAATATTCACCACACAATAATAATCTTCATTGCGGAGTTCTTCCACAAGACTGGTGCGAACTTTTTTTTCAGCTTTTTCTCTAAACACAATTTTTTTATCTGTGTGTTTCTTTAGTTCTCTCTCCACATCATATTTCCAAGTTTTAAGATTCACATGAAATATATCAGCTGCAAATGGTCCTGGTTCTATGATCAGTATTTTTTCTCCTGACTGTCTCCATGGTTGGGGAAAACTGGTGAAGTTAGACAATCTATCCACAGGAACTTCAAACATCCGATCATGATGTATGTGATTGCGCACCAATCTGTGCCATTTTTTATTGGGTTCCAAGAAGTTGGTATAGCCACTGTCTATGAACCAAAAAGGATAACGATTGTCAATTTTTTGCACCAGTAATTGTTCGTTGCCTGTGGTATTTCTAATCACACAATCCTGTTTATAATCAGTGAAGTCTTGTCTACGCACTAACTCAGCATTTTTGTGTATGGTCAGTCCTGTGCTCTTAACAAAATTTTGCATCTTACTTTTTTTGTACATGCTCAGCACACGCTCAGTACCTAATGCCTCCAACACCTGATCCATGTTCTCATGTATGACTTGAAAATATTTTTCTTTATTTTGATCCATCAGTTGCCATATTTTTCCCACATAATCAGTCAACTCTTTGCGTAAAATTTTCTCCAATTTGCTGGGCCATTTGCCCCAGCTCCATCTGGCATTGTTGGCTTCCAACACCTGTTCTGCTTCTCCCGAATTGCGCATTTTTCTCAGCCAGCGTCTGTGTTGTCTAATATTTGTTTTGATCTGTCTAATGTGTGTCCAACTTTCGCTGTGCTCATATGGCACTTTATCTTTGGCCACTTGATAGTGATTGATGATACTGTTGAGAAAGTGTGCCAATTCTTTGTTGTTGATCAGTAGTTTCATGATAATGTTTCTGTGTGGTATTTAAATAGAAATTGATGGATTAAAAGTGGATCTGGCGACTAGATGCTGGCGTCTTCCATACCAGCCACACGCAATTTGACTATGTTGGTCATCTGCCATTGCTTTTGGTCTAGTCCTTTGCAAATACCCAACCATTTGTTGCGCATCAGTGCAAAATCATTGATGATCTTTTCATAGTCCACCACATCTGCTTCACCATCCACATACTTCTCCACTTCTCTGCTGGTGAGTGCTCTGTTGTAGCTTTCGAAATATTTTTTAAAATAAGAACTGCGTAGTCTACGCAATTCAATGTTGAGATATTCTAATACTGCTTCTAATTCTTGTAATTGATTGAATCTGTGTTCCACAATGCCAGGCATGTCTGCTGCTTGTTTTTCCACATTACCTCTGATTTTGATTTCCAGTTTGGCTTCTTGCAATTGATTTTCGAAATGTTCCAAAGCCTCAGGAATAGTACTGATGTCTTTGGATATCTTTTGATACCATCCAGACATTAGTTGTCCTCGTCTTCCTCAATGTCCAGATAGTACATGATGGCCTTGTCCAAGTCTTGGTCATTGCCCATGGATTCTTTGAAAACCTCATCATCAGCGCCATAGTCGGCGCACATTTCCACATACTTCTCAGCCACTATATCGATTTGTTTCTTATCGATATATTCTTTAAAAAATTGCCAAGTTTCTATTAATTGATCAGCTTCTCGCATTATTTTTTCTCTTCTTTCACTGCTGCTGCTTCTGTTTCTATTTCTGTAACAGATTTAGGTTTGATCTTGTGATATTCCGTCATAACCATATCCAATTTTTCACCTGTCCAACCTTTTCTATACTCCAAGTGTTCTGTACCTTTAAGATCCACATATTTAAGTCGGTTACCAGATGCTGTCAGTATGCCTTCTTTTTCAAACAGTTCCACCAATCCACTGTAGGGATCCATGCCTGTTTCATAAGGTATTTTAACTTGTACAGTTTCAAAAGGTTTGGCAAATCTTGTTTTCATTATCTTACAAGCAGCTCTAATACCTCTTACATCTGTTACTTTGTTGCCATCTTCGTCTTCTTTTAATTTTAATTTTTTCATTGCTACCACCACTGAACTGGCATACACAAATCCTTGACCACCTGATATTTTATCATCTGGATCAAACATATCTTGTGAAGCATACGTGTGATTGGTTGCTACCAATCCCACATTCCAACTGCCAAACATGTTCACACAATTACGAACCAGTGCTGTGAGTGCTTTGGGTTTACGACCCATGTCACCTTTCATGTCTCCTGCTTCAAACTGATTCACATCAGTGGGAGTCATCAGCATGCCCAAACTGTCTATGATGAATAATATTTTAGGAGCAGTGTCTTTGTTGTCTCCATGTTCTGTTTTGTATTCTTTCATAAAAGTTGATATGGTTTTGGCCACATCATCAATCATGCTAAGATTCAATTTCAATAGTTTTTTCTCGTCACAATCCACACCCAATGCCTGCAACCAATTTTGATCCAGTGCGTTTTCTGTGTCCACCAACACCACAAATATGCCTTGCTTCTGTGCGTGTCTCACCAAGTTGCCTGAAGCAATGTATGATTTGCCTGATCCTGATTCACCAGCAAACACTGTTACTTTACCCAAGGGAATTCCTTTTTCAAAATCACCTGACATCAAATAGTTCAATGCGTAGTTGCCTGTGGAGATCCAATCTGTTGGATCATTGAATCCTAGTCCCAATCCATCAATGGATTTGGTTAATGTTTTTCTAAATTTCGATATGTCAAAAGCCTTAGTAGCCATAAATTTTTCCTTTTGTTAATTCGTAGTGGAGAATATTCAAACTCTCCACTACAATATATACTCTTTATTGTTTTTGTCTAGACCTAATCATTGCCAAAATATCTTCAGCTTTGTTTTTGCTCTCAGTTTTTAGAGCAGCAGTTTCAGTTTTAACTTCAACTTTTGCTGTTGATACTTCTATTGGCTTTGGTGTTTCGGCTTTAACATTGGTGTTAATCACCGGGTCTCCAGTTTTTGATGACATGCCAGCTGGACGGAAGTATTGTCCAAATCTTTCCATATCATATGCTTCACCATCCACAGATGCTTCAAACATTTCTTTCATTACTTTCAACTCAACTTCAGTTGGTTTTTTAGGCAAGTAATCGCTCATGTTGAACAAGCCGTGTGTTTCCACTGCTTTGTTTTCATCTTCAGTTAATGGTCTGGTTTTTCTTGACCAAGCAGAAGTTGAATAGTCTGCGTATCCACCTTTGCTGGTTTTAACAATTTTAAAATCAACTCCGTTGATTTTGTCTGTAGGAAGATCTTCCATTTCAGGATCCATTAGAGCTCCTTTTATTATTTGGAATATTTGTGGCCCAATAATAAATCTTCTAATTGGATTTGCTGATTTGTTTTCTTCATTCAGTGGATCTTCTTTGACAAAACCTTGGAAAATGTATGATCTTTTTTTCCAATATTTTCTGCCCATGTCTTCCAAGTTAGGATCTTTAAACCATCCTCTAACTTCAGATAGTATGGCACAAGATTCTCCATACATTTCCATACATGGCACTTGTACTTGAACTGGTTTTGAATCAGTTTCTCCTTTGATACCATTGAATGGAAGTTTAATCATCAAACGTTCTCTCCAAAAGAAAGTGTTGTTTGAGTCGCCATCTGGTAAGAATCGAACAGTTGATTGTTCACCTTCTTTTAGATTCCAGAATGGATAGATTGCGTTGTCGCCGCCGCTTGTTTTTGTGTTACCGCCTGAACGAACTTCTTGCTCTTTCAGTTTATTGCGGATTTCTGCTAGTGTAGCCATTATAAGCCTCCTTGTTGTTTGCCTGTTTGTATTTGTGCCTCACTATAATACAGCACATATTTGTACATACTATATTAATATGTGTATTTAGTCAAGTGCGTAGTTAATGAAATATTATTTTTTGGTGGAATAGCCTGCCAGCTGTTTGATACGTTCAATTTCCATATCTTTACCATTCTGTAAACTTTTGATGGTTTCAATGGCAGTTTTGGCAGCAGAGTCGCCAAATTGTTTCTGCACTGATGTGATCACTGCTGTTTCACCTTTGGGAAATTTGTTTGTGGTATAGTCATAGAAACTTTTTACGAATTCTTCTACTTTTCCAGATGCTTTGTGTAAATCTTCTTTGCTGGATTTATTATCTTCAGAATATTTTTGATTCAACTCCATGGCTGCTTCTTCTGCTGCTTCTCTGTCTTTTTTAACTTCTGCCACAGATGTGTGTAGGAAGTTGGCCAATTCTAAATCGCTCATTTGTCTAATGGTAGGACCACCACCTGTGCTTTCAAATTTGTTTCTTAATTTTTCTGAGTCCATTTCAAAATCTT